TTAGCCTTTCCTTTTGCTTATGCGCGAATCAGTAAGTGCGCGGTTACACGTTCATTTTAGCGATATCAATAGATATTAACAAGCATTTATATAATATTGAGTAAATATTGGGTGATATTAGGTAATTGTTCAGTGAGTAGGGGAAAGGCTTTTTTGTGACCTAAACTATACCAAAGTAAACAAGGCCTATCAGCGAGCTTTATATTAGCTCTCAGCGATTTTTGACCAGTTTTTGACGTTCGGTATACAATTGTTCGCGATTGTTTGGATTGTGCCAAAAATCGACCGAACAGATACAAAAACACAAGGTTGGGCGCGGGCGCGCGCAAATAATACAATGCGATACAAAGAGCAAGCTAATGTTTTCCAATGTTCAAATTAAGTACAAATCAAAACAATGGTTCAACTTTGTTTCGCAATGTTTAAATATTGTTTAACTCAATACCGAACCCCATTTAAGTTTTGCATTGTACTATTTCTGGCTAATGTTGAACAATGGCGAACAATTGTATACAAATGAGATCTATTTTTTTAGCCCCCCCCCTTAAAGTATTTGCAGCTACCTATGCTATAACTACATTCCCATACAGTAAAATCTGTGCTATGAATTTTTTGGGTGTTGTTTAATAAATTTTACCTCCCTGATTTTTATTATTTTCTCTCGCAACACCCCCCCCCTACCCCCTATTAGGAATTTAGGAATTGTTAGGAAAATCAAAATCCTAAGTATTTTGCAGATATTTTGCTAATATTTTAATATTTTCTATATTTTAAAGGGCTTAAAACTAATAAGACATACCTATACTTAAGATTATTTATTTATTAAAATGCCTATAGGCATTAATAATTAATAATTGTAGTATGTTGAACATAACTTTTGCGGAAAGAATATGGCTGGTAAACCAAAATTAAAAAAAGCTTTATCCGAACTTGACCAAAGAGGTGGCGTTGAGGCTTTGCAGAGAGAATTGTTAGCTGGCAAAACAATTCCTATGATTGCTAAAGAACTAGATTTAGATCGCGGCTACTTTAGGCGTAACGTGATGAAGGACGAAAAGTATGGCAACGCTATACGAGAGATAGAGCATTTAGTGGCTGATGCTCATGCTGATGCTGCGTTTGAAGCTCTTAACGATATTAAAGATAGGCGAGACACTGAGGTTAAAGAAGCCTTAAACGGTGATCGTGACGTTGCTGAGGGTAATGTTAATCAGGTTGATATTGGCATTGCTAAAGGTTTAGCGCAGCAGCATAATTTTATAGCTTCATCTTTAAACAAAAATCGTTATGGTAGCGGCAGTCAGCAAAACATCCAGATTAACATTGGTGATTTGCATTTAGACGCGCTGCGTAAGATGAAGGTTATTGACCATGAATGACTTATCTCAGAATACGATGATTGAGTTTACCCAGCGCTACGCTAAAAATCCAACATTGTTTGTGAGGGAGGTGCTTGGATTAGAGCCGTTAGATTATCAGGCTGAGTTTTTGCAGGCTATTGCTGATGGAGAAAGAAAAATTTCAATTCGCTCTGGACATGGAACTGGTAAGAGCGCGGCTGCGTCATGGGCTATGCTTTGGTATTTCCTAATGCACTACCCGAATAAGGTTGTCGTAACCGCACCCACGTCTAGCCAGTTATTTGATGCTTTATTTGCTGAGATGAAGCGTTGGATTAATGAGTTGCCGCCTGCGTTTCACGATGTACTGAATGTAAAGTCTGATCGTGTTGAGCATACTTCTGCTCCTAGTGAGATGTTTATTTCAGCTAGAACTTCAAGAGCAGAAACGCCAGAAGCGCTTGCTGGGGTACACTCAGAACACGTTATGTTAGTTGTAGACGAGGCATCTGGTGTGCCTGAGCAAGTATTTGAAGCTGCTGCTGGTTCCATGTCTGGTCATAATGCAACTACGATTATGCTGAGTAACCCTACTAGATCTAGTGGTACATTTTTTGAAAGCCAGAATAGGCTTTCTGATAGCTGGTGGACTAGACGTTGGTCATGTATTGAAAGCCCTTTGGTAAGTGATGAATTTATTGAAGAAATGAAGTTGCGCTATGGTGAAGACAGTAATGCCTTTAGAATCAGAGTGTTAGGTGAATTTCCACAGGCTGATGATGATACAATCATACCTTATCACTTAGTTGAAAACGCAATACATCGTGATGTTGAGGGTGATGAGGACTTGCCTAGTGTGTGGGGTTTAGACGTTAGTAGGTTTGGTAATGACAAAACTGCGTTATGCAAGCGGCAAGGTTCTATTGTGACTGAGCTGAGGTCTTGGTCTGGTTTAGATTTGATGCAGACTGTTGGTCGTGTTGTTGCAGAATATGAAGGTTTACAGCCATCCAGACGGCCTAGAGAAATACTTGTTGATAGTATTGGGCTTGGTTCTGGTGTTGTTGATAGGTTGAGAGAACTAGAGTTGCCTGTTCGTGGTGTTAATGTTGCAGAAGCGCCTAGTATGGGCGCTACATATTTAAATTTGCGTAGTGAGTTATGGTTTAAGACTAAGGGTTGGTTTGAGGATCGTGCTTGTAAGTTGCCAAAAGACGATCAGTTGTTAGCGGAATTGACAGGTATTAGATATAGCTTTACGTCTAGTGGTAAGATGAAAGCTGAAAGTAAGGATGAGATGCGTAAGCGTGGATTAGCGTCACCTGATTTAGCTGATGCGCTTTGTTTGACTATGGCAAGTGATGCTGCAACTGCATTATCTGGAGCATTTACTAGCTGGAAGGGCGACATAAAACGCAATTTGCGTGGCATTGCATAATGTGGTATGTGTTTAAAAAAATAAAGGAGATGATTATGCCGAGCGGTAAGGGTACTTATGGTTCTACAATGGGTAGACCTCCTAAAAAAACGACTAAGAAAAAGAAAAAATCTAAAAAAGCTAAGAAAAAATAATGTCTTTATATAGAAACATTGCTAAAAAGAGGGCTAGAATTAAAGCTGGTTCTGGTGAAAAAATGCGTAAGAAAAACGCAAAAGGCGCACCTTCTGATAAAGACTTTAAAGATGCAGCAAAGACAGCTAAGAAGCGTCCTAAGAAGAAAAAATCTAAAAAGAAGGGTAAGAAGTAATGGCTAATGAAGAACATATGCAACGAGTTGAGGCTCATTATAGAGCTATAGGTCAGGAAAACCCCCACGCTAGTCATTTTGCTTCTATGCGAGGAAGTTCGGGTGGCAGCAGAACAGGTGGTCCTCTTGGTAGCGGTGCTACAGCAAGGTCTGGTGGTCTTGGTTCTGGAAAAGGCGCAGCTAGATACGAAAGAACTTCAGCAGAAGATCGTAGAAAAGCCAACAATGATGGTAGATTTGGCTATTTTGATGAAGCAAATAAGCGTTATGTTCCTGCTTTATTTGATGCTATAGATGGCGGTGGTAGAGATACTAGAGGCGATGAATTTTCTGGTGGACCGTTAAGCGGAATATTAAATGATCTTGGCGTAGATCCATACGGATCTCAGCGTGAGCGTATGTTTGTTGGCCCCAATACTTCGCCCATAGTTCAAGCGGTAAGTGGACCAATTCCTAGACCGCAAATTAGACCTAGTAGAACTCCAGCACCATCATACGCAACTATGGACATGGGTGAAGCTGGTCGTGGTTCTATGCCTGCCCCTACACCATTATCTTATGCAAATATGGATATGGGCGAAGCTGGTCGTGGTTCTATGCCTGCCCCTACACCATTATCTTATGCAAATATGGATGTAGGTGAAACTGGTCGAGGCTCTTTACCAAACCCATTTAGTGGGCCTACATATGATATGCCTACCGATCCAAGGGTGCAGCAAATGAACATAGAAGTTGGCGCTGGTGTTCCTTTACCAGCATCTCAAGCAACGGCTGATGAGGGTTTTAATAGATTTTTAATAATGGCTAGAAATGACCCAAATATGAGTTTCTTGATGAATGATTTACCAATGGCTAAATCTGTATATGAAAAAATGGTTGCTTCAGGAACTCGTTTTTAACGATGCCACGAAAAGCTGAAAAAGCCATACGCAAAACAACTAAAGGTAAAGGGCGAAACTATCGAACAGTAAAAGAAGGTGCTGGCATGACCGCAAAAGGTGTTGCCGCACATAGAAGGAAAAACCCAAAGTCGAAACTAAAAACGGCGGTAACGAAAAAGAAAAACTTAACTGCAAAAGACAAGGCTCGTAAGAAGTCATTTTGCGCTAGGTCTAAAGGTTGGACAGGTGAACGTGGCAAAGCTGCTCGTAGAAGATGGAATTGTTAAATGGCGTTAACGACTTATGATGAGCTAAAAGCTAGTATAGCTGATTTTCTAAACAGAGATGATTTAACATTAGTTATACCTGATTTTATTACACTTGCTGAAACTGGAATGAATAGAGAGGTTAGGCATTGGCGTATGGAGAAACGTGTAACCGCTATTCTTGATACTCAATATACAGCTTTACCATTAGATTTTTTAGAGTCTATTCGTATGTCGTTAAACACGGCTGACACCAATACTTTAGAAATGGTTAATGCTTTTCAAATATCTAATTTAAGGGCGCAAAACCTTAATACAAGCGGTAGGCCAGTAAGCTTTGCTATACTCGATGGTAGTATTGAGGTGTTTCCAACGCCTGATGCTTCTTACACTTTAGAGATGCTTTATTATGAAAAAATAGATACATTAAATTCTGGAAATACATCAAATTGGATTTTATCTAATTTTCCTGATGCTTATCTTTATGGCTCTTTAGTTCACTCAGCGCCATATTTGCAAGAAGACGCTCGCGCAACTACATGGGCGGCATTGTATCAAAAAGCAATTAATGATATTAATTTGGAAAGTGAACGGTCAAAAACTAGCGGCTCTGGTCGCAGAATGAAGATAAGGAGTTACTAATGGCAAGTATAGCAGACAGAGTTTTGGATAACGGGCTAACGGTTTTGGACACGGAAGCAAATCGTGTAGATATTACTAGCGCAGAAAGCACAACATTTGCAGAGGCAACATCTTCGCAAACGCTTGGTAACAAAACAAGTATTAGTATTTCTGCCCCTGCGGATCGCACAGGCGGTGGGCGTAAAGTAACTCTTTCGGCAATATCTGATGGAA